ATGCCCTGCATAGTTGAATTTGATTTAAATTTTTAATGAAAAGCATGTTAGGTTTTGTTGTTGAGATCCCCAAGAGGCTCAACGACACTGTCGATCTCGGCAACGGAGTAGAGATCTTTATAGAGACAAAGTTTGATGAGTTTAAGCATAGAACGACAAGCGGAAAAGTTGTCGCCCTACCTGCAAAACACAAAACTCCAGTTAATATAGGGGACACTATATACTTTCACCACCTAGTGGTTATCAATGGTGGCACTCCTCTCCCTGGTTTTGAAGGGTGCTACACTGTTAGATACGATCCCAATGTGGCCACGTCATCTCACGCTATAGCTTACACGCCTCAGGGTTCTGAAGAAATCATACCCCTCTCTAAGTGGTGTCTTCTTGAGGCTGTTGAAGAGGAAAAAGAGATTGATTCAAACACCATAGAAATAGTTTCTCTTAAAGAAAAAGAAGTTTCTAGGGCTAAGATATTTAAAGCTTGCTCTGGTAGCGAAGAGGAGTACGGAGTTAAAAGCGGTAACGTAGTTGGCATAAGAAACAAGTCTGATTATAGGATCGTTATAAACGATAAAGAATATTACAGGACTCGCCCAGAAGATATGTTTTATGTCGAAGAAGAAGTTCACAACGATTGACGCAGCCAAGCGCTTGATGTCGTCGATGGAAATGGCAATAAACAATATGATCGACGAGATCAAGAAGCCTGTTGATCCAGAGATCAACGGTAGCGCACGTAAAGCAGAGTTGCAGTCCATAAAGCAGACAGCTACTGATGCCAAGGAACTAATCGTTGAAAGACAGCGATTAGAGCAGATGATAAAAGACCTTACCACTAATGGATCAATCGAAGAAGCAAAAGACTACAGCGGGGGTTTCGCTGAAAGATTCTCTAAATGACTGGAAAGAAATAGTATGGCAATACAATAAAACAGATTTTAAGTTCTGGGAAGATTCCTGGAACGATGAGTTCGAGGACTGAGTTGTTGGTTTTCGTCAGGCGGCCCTCTACGTATCATGGGTTTATCAACTGGGGCGTAGTTCAGTTGGTTAGAGCGTCTGTCTTATACACAGGAAGTCGCGGGTTCAAGTCCCGCCGCCCCAACAATTTATTATATTTGAAACATGAAAGTCAAGAAACGAGACTATAAGAAAGAGTATGAAAAGTACGGGAAGGGCGGAAAAGCCAAGAAGTACAGGGCATCACTCAATCGCACAAACCGTCGTAAGGGAACTTACGGCAATGGCGACGGTCTCGACGAGTCGCATGTGGGTTCTTCTGACAAAACCACTCCTCAGCCCGAATCTAAAAATAGAGCAAATAATAGACCTAAGCGAAGACGCAGTAGGTAAAGGCATGCGCTCGTAGCTCAGCTGGATAGAGCATCTGCCTTCTAAGCAGACGGTCACAGGTTCGAATCCTGTCGGGCGTACAAAATTTAATACAATGGCTGATGATAAGGATGTTATCCGAATTTGCCCCCACGGTACGGAAGGAGAAATTGTTTCAATCGGTGGGTTGGACATTGCACTTCCCGCTCAGCCTCCCAAGAAGAAAATTGTTGGATATGGACGCCCAAACAACATGCAGTTGTGGGAGAGGGTTCCTATGCCAGAGGAGCTGTCTAGGATTAAGAGTATGGATGAGTGGGGGGAGATGCCGAGGGAGTTTAGACAAAAGTTTTCTCCGTATATCGAGGAGGAGTTTCGCCGTAGGCGTGAAGGCTTTTGGTTTTTCAACAATGGTGTCCCTACATATATTACGGGCAGGCACTACATGATGCTTCAGTGGACTCGGATGGATATAGGCTATCCGAGCTTCCTTTCCTTCCAAAGAGATATTTTCGTACATTTGTCTGCGTGTGAGGCGGATACCCGATGTATCGGGCAGCTGTATACTAAATGTAGGAGAAGCGGATATACCAATATCTGCTCTGCTGTGCTTCTAGACGAAGCCACACAAGTAAAAGACAAGCTCTTGGGGATACAGTCTAAGACTGGTAAGGACGCCCAAGAGAATATATTCATGAAGAAGGTCGTGCAGATGTTCAGGCACTACCCCTTCTTCTTTAAACCTATTCAGGATGGAACAACCAATCCGCGTATGGAGCTGGCTTTTCGCGAGCCGTCTAAGAGAATCACGAAGAACAATAAGACTACGACGAAGGGCGAGGCTCTTAATACGGTCATAAACTGGAAGAACACCACCAATAACGCATACGATGGTGAAAAGCTGCACATACTTTATTTAGACGAGGCTGGGAAGTGGGAGAGGCCTACAGACATAAAGGAAGCCTGGCGCATACAAAGGACCTGTTTAATTGTAGGTAGAAAGATTGTAGGAAAGGCCTTAGTTGGTAGCACTGTAAACCCCATGGACAAGGGAGGTAAGGAGTACAGATCTCTTTGGGATGGCTCTGACCCTAATGAAAGAAATGCCAACGGCAGAACCAGAAGTGGTCTTTACAGGCTATTCATACCTTCATACGAATCCCTTGAGGGGTTCTTTGACGCGCACGGAAATCCAGTAACTGATGATCCAGAAAACGTTGTTATAGGCATTGAGGGAGAAGAGATAACACAGGGTGCCAAAACATTCTTAAAAAACGAAAGAGAGTCCCTTAAGCATTCAGCCTCTGAAATGAACGAGGTTATTAGGCAGTTTCCTTTTACACAGGAGGAGGCTTTTAGAGATAGCATACAAGGGAGCATATTCAATGTAGGAAAGATATACGAACAGATACAGCATAACGACGAGCTATACCCCAACCCCATAGTAAGGGGTAATTTTGTTTGGAAAAACGGAGAGAAAGACACAGAGGTTATATTCTCGCCAGACCACAGGGGAAGGTTTAAAGTTTCCTGGATGCCTCCCGATGGTGTAAGAAATCAGAAAAAATCTGAACGAGGTAAGAGGGTTGCCCCAAATGCACATATAGGTGTAGGTGGTGTTGACTCATACGACCTTGATGCAACTGTAGATGGGCGGGGATCTAAAGGTGCTTTACATCTTTATAATAAGTTCAATATGGAGCACCCATGCAATACTTTTGTTTTAGAGTATGCCTCTAGGCCTCCATTGGCTAAGATATTTTACGAAGACGTACTTATGGCTGCTTTCTTTTATGGGTATCCAATATTAATTGAAAACAACAAGTATGGTATTGCAAGATATTTTGAGTCAAGAGGTTATGATGGGTACTTAATGGATAGGCCCAACTACCTCATGAGCGCTAATGCTAAAGTAAATGTTAAGACCAAGGGGATACCCTCGAACTCTCAGGATGTAATACAGGCTCACGCACAGTCAATAGAAGCATACATACATGATCACGTAGGTGTAAACTACGATACTGGAGAGATGGGGAACATGGTGTTTAATGAAACTCTTGAAGACTGGATAGGATTTAAAATAGACAATAGAACTAAGTTTGACCTCACCATAAGCTCTGGTCTTTGTCTCCTTGCGTCTCAAAAAGAAAAACCCAAAAAGGCCAAACAAGATTTTTCATCTAAGAAGTTTTTGAGATCATTTAAGCCTTATTAAACCTTACCTGCGTATTTGCTATATTTGCACAAACGCACCCCTACCGATGTACGGAGAAAATAAAAACAAGTCTGGGTCAAAGAACTTTCCAAATCCATTGGCCTCCGCAGAGGAAAAAGAGTCAAAGAAGTATGGTGAAAGTTATGCTAGGGCCATAGAGAAACAGTGGGGCAGCGTTCAGGACACTGGGTCTATATTTAAGAGAAGGTACGATATGTTCGAAAAGAACAGAAAGTACGCTAACGGAACCCAAGAGACATCTATTTACAGGAAGCTTCTTACTTCTTTGAATCCTAATGGTGCTGATGGCACTCTGTTGAACTTAGACTTCACCCCAGTACCCATACTTCCTAAGTTTGTAAGGATAGTCGTAAACAACGTCCTCTCTAGAAAGCCCCAGCCAAACGTAGAAGCTATTGACCCCCTATCCTCTACCAAGAAGGATATGGAAAAGAAAAAGCTTGAGGCTGCTGTTTTGGCTAAGGCCGAGCTTATGAAGGTAAAGGAGAAGACGGGTATGACAATAGGCCCAGACCCTTCCACCATACCAGACACTCTAGAGGAGGCAGAAATATTTCTCGGGACTAGCATAAAGACTGATGCAGAGGTAGCGGCTCAAATGGCCGCAACAATGACTCTGGAGTGGAACGATTTCAACGACACTACATTTAGGAGGTGTGTAAATGATCTTGTTTCTTGTGGCTTGGCTGCGGTAAAGAGATCCAACGATCCCAACTATGGCATAGTAACAAACTATGTTGATCCAGCTAACTTTGTACACAGCCATACAGAGGACCCAAACATGACCGACATAGTTTATGCTGGTCACGTAAAAAGAATGTCCATATCTGAACTGAGGCGTGTATCTGCTGGAGAGATAGACGAGAAACAACTGGCTAAGATAGCCAGCAACGTTTCTGGTAAGTATGGAAACAATTCCTCAACGCTTTATAAAAAGTCTGTAAACAACCTTACAAACACAATGGACTACGGGTACGACGAGTACCTTGTTGATGTTCTTGAGTTTGAGTTTAAGTCTGTAGACTGCATCTTCTTTGAAGAGAAAGAAAACAGATTTGGCAACATGGGCTTTTATTACAAGGGCTACGAGTATAAAGAAAAGTCAGGTAGCGTTTTTGAAAGAACTCCACATAAGATGGAGGTGGAAACCCTGTATGGGGGTCAGTATGTATTAGGTGCTGGTCTACTTTTTGATTATGGCAGAAAAAAGAATGTCCCTAAGAATGCCCAGGATATAAGTAGAGCCAACCTCTCTTACTCTTGCATAT